ATAAAGGTGGTACTCATAAAATGCCCAATGGTGAGTTACATTCTGGGGCTAAACACACAAGTTCTAGTGTTAGGCTCTTTCATTACGGTGAGCTGAGTAAGAAGGCTCAAGATAAAGCACGTTCAAATTGGAGATAATTATGCCTGGTTACAATTACGGTGGTATGAAGAAAAAGGGTAAAAAGAAAAAAGTAAAGAAGCCTAAGTAATGGCTCGTAGATTCTCAAGAGTCCCTAAGACTGCTAGGGGTACTCCGAAAAAGTATGTCCGTGGGTCTAAAAACAAAAAGGCTACGGAAGACGAGATAAAGTCTACATCTCGTAAATACAAAAAAGGAACCCTTACTAAAGCTGAGATGGACGCTATAGTTAAGAGGAGGTCTAAAAGTGCCAAAAAAAGCAAAAAGTAGCACAGCTACTACGCTGAAGAATATGTCTGAAAAGTACAATGTACCTGTAGGCATATTGAAACAAGTAGTAAAGCGTGGACAAGGTGCGTACTTTTCTTCTGGCTCTCGTCCTGGTCAAACCCCTACATCATGGGGCATTGCTAGGGCTAGGTCTTTTGCCTCTGGTTCTGGTGGTGCTAGGAAGGCTGATGCTGACCTTTGGAAGAAGGTTAAAGCCAGACGTAAATGAACTTAGATATACAACTACTAGATTGGCAGCAGGAGGTCTGGAACGACCCTACCCGCTTCAAGGTAGTCGCAGCAGGCCGTAGGACAGGTAAATCCCGTCTTGCGGCTTACTTGCTTCTAGTGAACGCCTTACAAGCTACTAAAGGACACGTTTTCTATGTAGCCCCTACCCAAGGCCAAGCTAGAGATATTATGTGGAACCTCCTCTTAGAATTAGGAGGGGATATGGTTGAAGGCTCCCACGTTAACAACTTACAAATTAAGCTAATTAACGGGATTACCATTTCTCTAAAAGGAGCTGACAGACCAGAGACTATGCGGGGTGTCTCCCTAGCCTATTTAGTATTAGATGAATACGCAGACATGAAGCCTGACGTATGGGAGTTGATTTTACGCCCAGCTCTGTCAGACTTGAAGGCAAGTGCTTTGTTCATTGGGACACCAATGGGTAGAAACCATTTTTATGACCTCTACAAACAAGCCGAGTTAGGTGGCGACCCCAACTTCAAAGCATGGCATTACACCAGCTATGATAACAATCTCCTAGAAAAAAATGAGATTGACCAAGCTAAGATATCTATGTCCTCCTACGCCTTTAGGCAGGAGTTCATGGCATCCTTTGAGGCCCGTGGTTCCGAGATGTTTAAGGAGTCCTGGGTTAGATTCTCAGAGGAAGAGCCTGATGGTGATTACTACATAGCCATTGACTTAGCTGGCTTTGAGGAGGTTGGGAAGAAAAACAAAACTAAAAATCTTGACAACACTTCTATCGCCGTGGTAAAGGTGGGTAGCCAAGGGTGGTGGGTTAAGGATATAATTACGGGTAGGTGGTCTTTAGACCAGACTGCCCAGAAGATATTTCAAGCTGTTAGGGACTATCAACCTATCTCTGTGGGTATAGAGAAGGGTATAGCCCGTCAAGCTGTAATGTCTCCATTAACTGACTTGATGAAGAAGTATTCTCGTTTCTTTAGGGTTGAAGAACTAACCCACGGAAACAAGAAGAAAACAGATAGGGTTATGTGGGCGTTACAAGGAAGATTTGAGAACGGCCTCATTAACCTTAACAAAGGTGAATGGAATGTTCAATTCATGGATGAACTATTTCAATTCCCTGATGCCCTAACACATGATGACATGGTGGACGCCCTAGCCTATATAGACCAACTGGCTAACGTCTCCTACTCATACGACTTTGAAGAAGACCACTTTGATGTGGTCGATATGGTAGCTGGTTACTAATATGCTTGATAAAGAAGAGTTTGCAATTCTACAAAGCGTTGAAGACTGGGTTATGGAGCAATGTAACTCATGGCGTGACCACTTTGATAATAACTACCAAGATAAGTTTGAAGAGTATAATCGTCTGTGGAGAGGACAGTTTTCCGCAGAAGATAAGACCCGTGACTCAGAAAGAAGCCAGATTATATCCCCAGCCTTACAACAGGCTGTTGAGTCCTCAGTAGCTGAAATTGAAGAAGCTACATTCGGAAGAGGAAGATTCTTTGACATTAAGGATGATTTGAGGGATGGTGAACCTCAAGATGTTGTATTCCTTAGAGAACAACTTTATAGAGATTTTCAGCAAAACAAAGCAAGAAAGGGTGTTGCTGAATGTCTGATAAACGCCGCCGTCTATGGGACTGGCGTTGCAGAAATAGTGCTGCAAGAAGAAAAAGAAATGAAGCCAGCTTCCCAACCAATAATGGAAGGGCAGATGCAGGCAGTAGGAGTAAACATAGCAGACAGAACAGTCTGTAAGCTCCGTCCAATCCTTCCACAAAACTTCTTGATTGACCCCGTAGCAACTTCTATTGAGGAGGCTATTGGTGTTGCTGTTGATGAATTTGTCCCGTATCACCAAGTAGAACTCCTACAAGAAAGTGGTGTTTACAAGGACGTTGACATCACCCTAGCTTATAACGATACCGACCTTGACCCTGACCCTGAGTTAATTGACCAACCTGATAATAAGGTTCGTCTTACTAAATACTACGGTCTAGTCCCTAAATATCTCGTAGAAGATGAAGAAGACTTTGAGATTGAAGAGGAAGATGGTCATTACATTGAATGTATTATTGTTATTGCTAACGGTGGAACTCTACTTAAAGTAGAACGAAACCCCTACATGATGGGTGATAGACCTATCGTAGCCTTCCCTTGGGATATAGTTCCAGGGAGATTCTGGGGTAGAGGTGTATGTGAGAAAGGATATAACTCACAAAAGGCATTAGATGCTGAATTGAGGGCTAGAATAGATGCCCTAGCATTAACCGTCCACCCTATGATGGCCATGGATGCCACTCGATTGCCAAGGGGTGCAAGACCAGAAGTCCGTCCTGGTAAGATATTATTAACTAACGGCGACCCCAGAGAAGTATTACAGCCGTTTAACTTCGGACAAGTCTCTCAAATTACCTTCGCTCAAGCTGACCAACTCCAGAAGATGGTACAAACAGCTACCGGAGCTATAGATTCTGCTGGAATACCTGGCTCTATTAACGGTGAGGCTACCGCTGCGGGTATTTCTATGTCCCTTGGAGCGATTATTAAGAGGCACAAAAGGACTCTTATCAACTTCCAAGAGTCTTTTCTGATACCATTCGTAACAAAAGTAGCCCACAGGTACATGCAGTTTGAGCCTGAAATCTACCCTGTTAACGACTATAAGTTTGAAGTCGTATCCTCTTTAGGGATTATTGCTAGGGAATACGAAGTAACTCAATTAGTACAGCTGTTACAAACTATGGGTTCAGACTCACCTCTGTATCCAGTTTTGATACAGTCCATTATAGATAACATGAACATCTCCAATAGGGAGCAACTGATTCAGGTTATCCAACAAGCGTCACAACCTAATCCTCAAGCACAGGAAGCGGCACAGGCAGCACAGCAAGTACAGCTAGGTTTAACGCAAGCTCAAAGTAATGCTCTTAATGGTCAGGCTGCTGAATCTACAGCCAGAGCTGAAAAGATTGCTCAAGAGACTAAAGCTATTCCTGTTGAACTTGAGAACGATAGGATTAAGGCTGTTTCAACCAATATAAAGGCTGGCACTGAGGACGACAAAGAGTTTGAAAGGCGAATGAAGGTAACTGACAAACTACTGGAGGAAAGAAGGCTTAACCTGGAAACAGCTAAGACTTTGACACAATGATTACTAACGTAGAAATGCAGAACATTCTAAATCAAATTAATGAAATCGTTAAAGGTTTAGAAGAAAGAATCCAAAAGCTAGAGGAAGCTAATAAGGAGCCAAAGGGTGGAAAGAGAGGAAGAAAAGCATTACCAAGCTCTTAAAGATACGTTTCGTACAGAGGGCTGGAAAGTATTGATGGATGAGCTTAGAAATAATGCCATCCAAATAAATTCTGTAGAAGTAACGAAGGACAACGAGGACTTACATTTCCGTAAAGGACAATTAAATATCCTTGCCTTCATGCTTAATATGGAGTCTACCGTTGAACATTATATAGAGGATAGCAATGATTCTGTTTGATTTTGTGTGCAAGTATGCTCATGTAAATGAGAAGCTTGTTTCACGTGAAACTACACAGATTGATTGTCCTCAATGTGATGAGGTAGCAACGCGAGTCATCCCTGCTGTCAGGTGTAGTCTCGACCCCGCTTCTGGACATTTTCCAGGTGCAACAGACAAGTGGGTTCGTTCCAGAGAGCAGAAGATGGCATTAGAACGTAAGGCAGCCGAACAATAGTCCAGAAGGGTAGCTATAGTCGGTCTTAACGGAGTTTAATAATGGCAACACTAATTGACCCAGTAGAGGTAGATGAAGTAAATAGCGTGGAAGAACCTGTCCAAGAAGAAGTAACCACTTCGGAAGGGGAAGCAGAACTTGCACCAATGTACCAAGGTAAGACGATAGCTGAAGTAGCTAAGATGCACCAAGAAGCTGAAAGCCGATTGGGAAGTCAAGGCGCTGAAGTTGGAGAATTACGAAAGGTAGTAGATAACTTCATTCTTAAACAGTCGGAAACAAAAGCACCTGAACCTGCTGAAGAGATAGATTTTTTTGCTGACCCTGACAAAGCTGTAGAAAGTAAGATTGCGAACCACCCTGCTATTAGGGAGGCTCAAGAAAATACTCTACGGATTAGACAAGACCAAGCTAAGCAGGAGTTAATTAACAAACATCCAGACGCGCAAGAGATTATTCAAAGCTCAGATTTTATTAACTGGGTAAAGAGTGATGACATTCGCGTTGAGCTTTTAACTCGTGCTGACCAACAGTATGACAGCAAAGCTGCTGACAATTTGTTTTCTCAATGGAAACAGATTAAGCAGATGTCACAAACTGCTGTTCAAGACGAGAAAGATGCTAGAAAGGATGCTGTTAAGAAGGCTTCTACTGGTGGGGCTAAAGGTAGTTCTGAAACCCCATCCAAAAAGATTTATCGAAGGGCAGATATTATTGAACTTATGAAGACTGACCCAAGGCGTTATCAAAGCATGGAACCCGAAATTCGTCGGGCGTATGCAGAGAAGCGCGTAAGATAAAGGAAATTAAACATGGCTGGTGAAACTTCTGGTGCGTTTTTTACTGCAAACGCAACTGTAGACAAAACCGCAGCGAATACTTTTGTACCTGAAATATGGTCTGACGAAGTAATTGCTGCTTATCAAAAATCTCTGAAGATGGCTCCTCTTGTTAAGACCATGACTATGTCTGGTAACAAGGGTGATGTTATCCACATTCCTAAGCCTGTTCGTGGCGCGGCAAATGCTAAGCAAGAAGCCGTAGCTGTAACTATGCAGGCTAATCTGGAAAGTGAAACCACTATCACTATCAACCGTCACTACGAGTATTCTCGTCTGATTGAAGATATTGTTGAAGTCCAGGCTCTTGCCTCACTCCGACAGTTCTACACTGAAGATGCTGGTTACGCTCTTGCTAAGCAGGTTGATGATGACCTGTTCCGCGCTGGTACTGGTTTCGGTAGTGGTACGTTTGACCTGACTGTTCCTGTTACTGGTACTTGTACTGGTACTGCATGGGAAGGCGCAAACACTTACTTCAATGACGCATCTAATGGTCTGACCGCTTACACTGACGATACTGTATTGCCTGCTGACGTATTTACTGATGCTGGCTTTCGTGCATTGATTAAGCTGATGGACGATAACGATGTCCCAATGACTGACCGCGCATTTATCATTCCACCTGCGCTGCGTTCTGCAATCATGGGTACTGAGCGTTATGTATCTGCTGACTTCCGTGAAGGCGCAACTGTCCAGTCTGGTCTGATTGGTTCAGTATATGGAATTGACGTTTACGTCTCTTCTAACTGCCCACTCATTGAAGACTCAACTTCAAACACTGCAACTGGTGCTTCTGCTGATGTTCGCGGTGCATATCTTATCCACAAGGATGCCCTTGTACTTGCTGAGCAAATGAGCGTTCGTTCACAAACTCAGTACAAGCAAGAGTATTTGTCCACTCTGTACACTGCTGACACCCTTTATGGTGTTCAAGCACACCGTCCAGAAGGTGGCTTCATCCTTTGTGTCCCTGACGTATAAGTTAGGATAGGCTGGGGGGCGTAATGCCCCCTAGTTTTTAATATGAAAAAGAAAGACCCAAGACTAGAAAGAGCAGGTGTCTCTGGTTTTAACA